CTGATCGACCCAAAATACTCTGGAGAGCTTGGAAAAGTCGATTCATTTGACTTCACAATTCTCCCGGGTCATCCTTTCTATGATACATTTGACAGACTTCAGACAGGCATCATGGCTTACAGAGATGGAGTCCCGATCTTCAGAGGCCGGGTACTCTCCACCTCTGTAGACCTTGAAGGTGAGAAGTCAGTACAGTGTGAGGGAGACCTTGCATATTTGCTTGATTCGCTGCAGCCGAAACTGAAGTACGACGCAATTTCCTGTGAGTCTTTGTTCAGGCTCGTTATTGCCAACCACAATGCTCTTGTTGAGCCGGCCAAGCAGTTCACTGTCGGTGAGATCTCTGCTCTTGCGAAGGATGACATTATTGACGTGTCTGAGTCCAGCTTCAATGACTCCAGATCAGTCCTCGACAGCCATATTCTCAAGTCGAAAGGCGGCTATCTCCGTACAAGATATTCTAACGGAGTCACCTATATTGACTGGGTTGAGGACTACGGCAGGAATCCGAATCAGGTTATTCATCTTGGAGTAAACCTTGTTTCATATGAGGAAGAGATCTCTGCAGATGACTTCTACACAGTATATTTTCCGACTGGTACATATGCTGTTGGGGATGACGAAGAGCCACCTGAAGAAGGACAGCCTGAACGGGATCGTACGATGACCATTGAGTCAGTCAACGGTGGAAGCAAATATATTGAGCTGACAGATCTCGTGGAGAAGTATGGAAAGATCTACAAGGCTGAGAGCTACGATGGACCCGACAATCCGGCAGAACTTCTTGCAGATGCGATGAATGATATTTTGATCTACAGGAAGCGACTGAAGAGGACTGTCGAGATTGGTGCTCTTGATCTGCACTATCTGGACCCCGGAATCGACATGTTGTTGGTTGGGGATCATGTCAGAATTATATCTGAAGCCCACGGCAAGGACGAGACACTGGTTGTGCAGAAAGTTGACTTCTCATTCACTACTCCAGAGGATGATAAGTATAGCTTTGGCGACGGACTTCAGACACTGACATCAAAGAATGCTGCAAGTGATAGTGCAAATGCTACAGCTGCTGCAAAGGCCGGAGGAGACTCTAAAGAGAACAGTGCCAACCTCAAACTCGTTAAGAACCGAATTGATATTGAAGCCAATGAGATGAATCTCAATATTAAGGAGAATCTTGACATTGTGGCGAAAGTTCTGACGACGACATTTAACAAGATGACTCTGAAGAGTACTGAGTTCACATACCACACTGACGAAGAGAAAGCTCGGTTCCAGACGCTTATGAAAAAAGCAGAGGAAGAAGAGATTGATGTTAGGAATCAGTTCATGATGAAGGTTGAGCCCGAAATTGGCCAGGCTTGGATGGAGGCAATGACATTCACGCAGTCAAAATGGGGCGATATGAATAATGTTATTGGTATGTGTCTTGACTCCGAACAGGGCATGTTCAAATGGGATGGCTTCAGATATGAATACGAGCATTTGAATGATGATGTATATGACGCTATCGAGCGAATGAAGCATGTCGGTATCCAGTTCAATGTTCCTGATACAGAGCTTAAGTTATTTGCTCAGGATGAAGAAGTCAAGAACCGTCTGGATGGACAAGATCTGGTGATTGACGAGAACACCCGTCGTATAGGCCTTGCTGAGATCACTCTCTGTGGTGATAATGATCACCCGGGCATTGTTTCGCAAGTCGGACAGTACATAGATGGATCGAAAATCATCAATATCGTCAATCAGACCCCAGAACAGTACTCGATCAATGCTCAGAAGATTAAGCTTTATGCTGGTGGCCAAGGAGACGGTGAGTCACTGACGTCGTATTTAGCCGTTGAGAAGGGCAAGATAGATTTAGTTGTTATGACTGATGAAAACGGTAAGTGGGTCGTGAATCCTGCTTCAATTGTGGCATCGGTCAACAATGGTGAATCGAGCCTCGTCTTTAACGCTGATCATCTTGATCTTAGAGGTCTTGTCAATATAACAGACATGCACGCTGAATACGGTACAGGCGATCAGATGTCGGTCAATGATATTGACTGTGATGGGCTGGTTGCGGAAAGCGTTGATGCGGCAACAGTTACTGCCAACTATTTCTATAATAGCGATGACGAAGATCTGAACGACGCTGTTAAAACTGTTCGGATCGTCCCGGAAGGAAGTATTTACAAACTCCAGTACAACACTTTCTCTGATGACGAGTGGCAGGACGCTGGAAATTTTAATCGTGCCACTACTCTTTCCAGGTCGTGGAGTGGTGGCGAGATCACAGTAACGGCCGCACCTCAGGGAAATACACTCAGATGCGCTATATTCGACGTCGTGTCTGGTGATATTACTTGGAATGGGAATAAAGCTTCGTTCCCACTATACGCTAACCTTGATGGAAATGAGACAAAGTATCCTACTGGAAAGACTCTTAGCATTGATGCGACCTCAGTGTACAATGCTGGCGTAGGCGACGTAAAACTCTATGTCGATCGTACCAACCATACGATTTCTGCATCAACTAGTGGACTACTTAAAAGCGGAACGATATCTGCTGATGGGATAGTCGGCGAGTACGACTATAAGGAAGGCGGTTACCCGGTAACTGTCAGAGCGAAGTTTAATGATGTTGTCATGGACACTGGCACAGTTTGGGTCGTCGCTGATATACCCGGAGATGGGTATCAGGAAGGCTATGACGCCGGATATGCTGCTGGACTTGCCGCTGCCAGGATCAAGCTCAATACATCTCGTGGAACCATATCTATCGGAACTGGTGGGGACAGAACTGAAGTTGGAGTTACTGTTCACGCTTCCATCGGAAGTTGGGACTCTAGAAATCAATGGACTCCAGTCACGATAAGTGCAAGGGTCGACGGTGTCACAATGGCGTCTAAAACAATACATGTTACTGGACCATACGGTTAATAACGAAAGGAGACAAATCAAAATGGAACCCAAATTCAACAAGTACGAAGTGATTAAGCTGATCATCAACACTATCAACACGATGGACATCAAAGGCTACAATAACTGCTCGGCCGTTGTTGGGTGCATTCAGTATCTCAACAAACTGCGGGAAGAACTCGAAAAGGAAGATAAAGAGAGAAGCCTGCAGATTGAGACTCTCATGAAGAAGATTGCCGAGAATGAAGAAGCCGACGAGGAGGAAGATGCATGAGAACTCTGATTGTAACAACTGATAAGGGTACTAAGTCATTTGAGGCAGTGTATGCTGTGGCCACGAAGGAAGCGACCAACCTTCTTGCAAGAATTAAGGACGATCGTCCACTCTCTAAGATCGCAGCAGATTTTGAGGGGATCAAGCTCCTTAAGATTGATGACGACGATTTCTCGCTGTACAATGAACTGACGAAGATAAGTCGAGCCTCCAGATCAGAGGTCAGCCTGGTTCTGAGGCGCACTCTATAGAGCACTCATTACAGACTTATTCGAGCTGATCAGTAGTATACCATATAAGGAGGCGAACACCAATGGGAAAGATTCCAGTGAGTGATCTGTACACTTGGCTAGACAAAATGCTTTATGAAGAGTGGGGCTACATCTGGGGTACGGCTGGAGTCAAATGGACCCAAGCCAAACAGGATGCTGTTCAAAATGAAATGGCTCAGAAGTACGGTCAGCAGTGGGTCGGCCACATGGTCACGGACTGCAGCGGGGTCATGGTTTATATTTGGAAACAATATAAGCTGAAGATTCCGCATGGCAGCAGTTCAATGGTCCGTGAAGGTTATATTGTTGACTGTGGACCGACACCTCATCCTGGTTGGGCAGCTCTTGTTGACGACACACCTGATACACCAGATAACGACCATATTGGCATTGTCGGGGAAGATGGGGTCACAGTCTACGAGGCGAAGGGCACCAGATATGGGTTCGTAACTAGTAAGGTCACTGATAAGAAATGGACCAAGTTCGGCAGATTCAAGGACGTCGACTATGGAGAAGAGGAGGAAGTACCAGTGCCCCCTGTGAGTGATACATATTTTGCAACAATCACTGGCGATGGTGTCAGAGTAAGATCTGGTCCTGGAACGAACTATCCCAAAGTTGGAAGTGAGAATCTCAACAAAGGCGCAGAGGTAGAAGTTCTTGCTGACTGCGGGAACTGGAAGTTCTGCAGGGTCATTGGAGACGGTCGTCAGGGTTATATTTTCAGTAAGTATGTCTCTGAGCCGATCGTGAAGGAGATTACTTTAGAGCCTGACAGTGATGAAGTTGTTTCAGAGTTGGTCATGATCGATAAGAATGATTTCATCGATCTCGTGAAAAGATGCAAGGAGATTGCTGACAAGTATGGGCATCTGCTGGAGGTCTACAATGGATGAAAAGCTCAGGGAGAAACTGATTCGTCTTTTACGGGATATGGCTCAGCAGGTTGCAGATGATGCTGAAAAGATTGTTCCGGATGTGAGATACTGGACCGACCTGAATGTAGTCATCAACATCCCAACTGCTACTGACAAGCCGGAAGATTGCCCTACGATTTCCGTTTCATATAGCCATTTCCCAAAGGAAGAGACAATCAAAAGACTTATTTATGGCGGTGAAGAAGATGGCAATGCTTGAATTCTTGCGTCTGAACTGGCTATGGATGCTCAGTTTCGCGACGTGTTTGATTGGGGTGTGTACATGGGTATATGTTCACATCAGGGCTCTTCAGTTGGGTGTGCAAGCTCTTCTGAGAGCCCAAATGATTGACATATACGACAGGTACAAAGATGTCGGGGTTGTCCCTCTAAACATGAAGGACAACTTTGAGAATCTATGGGTTCAATACGAGAAACTCGGAAAGAACGGTGTCATGAGTTCAATACATGCCGAGTTCATGGCAATGCCGACGAAGGTAATGGAATAATGGATTACGATTTCAGTCAAAACATCAAAAACCTGAAGTGTCTACAGATGATTCTTGAAAAGAGCGGATACCCGTATTCAACAGTTAAAACTGTTCAGGACACTATCAAGTATCTGGAAGAAAAGGAGAAAGAATCAAAATGAAAGTAACCGATAAGCTTTGTAACAAAAAGAACAACTTCCATATCTCTCCGCCTTGGGTCACATTTGCAAACAAGATGAAAGCTCTGTTCGAGAATGATGATGACATTGTCGTGAATGACGTTGAGGACAACACCGGCAATCTGACACTCATGATCGAGGTCAAGAATCATTCCAAATTCCAAGCTCTGGATCAGCTGCTTTCTGAGACGGTGAAGTTTGGCAATGTCACTCTCTTCATTAATATATATGATGTAGCCAACAATGATGATAAGCCTGACTACTTTGATCTGTTCAGTGCCCTGTTCGCAGGCAATCGGAGTGTACAGAAAGTTGCACTAGCTGAAGATATGACCGGCGCTCAGCATGTTTTCGTTGTATTCCATCCGGAAGTGAAGCAGTTCTTCGACGACAACATGTTCGACTACAACGGATTCTGGAGCGGCCTGAATCAGGACATCGCCAAAGAGGTCTTCGAAGATGCTGCGAACGCCGGTGTTCATTTCTGTACTGGTGAGTAAAGGAGGAACCAAAATGAACGAAAAAGATTTCCAGATGCTCGTAAAGAATTGCGTCGTCGAATACACAAACGAACATCTTGATAAATCCGACGGCAAGACTATCACACATGATGATGTCTACATTGTGTGGATGTGTAAGACGCTTCAGAACAATAAAGCTCTTGCGTCCACTACTTTGTTCGACGGCATGTATTACGAGGTTACTTACAACGGCGACAAGAAAGAAGTGTATCTCGATGCGTACAAGAAGTTCGAGAACAAGGTGTTCAATGTAGTGGAGGAATCGAAATGAGTGACACAACGAAGAAATGGATTAAGGCTGCTGGTATCCGAGCGCTTAAGACTGTCTGTCAGACGATGGTCGCAACGATTGGCACTTCAGCAGTACTTTCTCAGGTTGACTGGAAGATGGTTGTCTCTAGTGGCCTTCTTGCAGGTATTCTCAGTCTGCTTACTTCTCTTGCTGGCCTGCCGGAAGTAGAGGAACCGAAAAAGATCGAAGGCTGACAACTACAAAGGAGGACCCCTCCAATGTGGATACAACAGAACCCAAATTACCTGGATAAACATACGGGCGATTGCACAGTCCGGGCTTTATCGATCGTACTCG